CCGGCTTTAATTTACCATTATCCCATAGTTTAGGATTGAGATCTTTGTGATACTCTAAGGTAAGCTTGAGCTCTTCGAGATACGATTTAAAAGATGCCATTATTCTCTCATGAGTTAATTCATGAGGTATTTATACAAGCCGTAGCTGTTACTTCATTTTATGATAGGAAGCCTTGATTTTTTTCTTTTCTAGAATTTCAAAGCCATTGTCTAACAATATCTTCTCATACTTGTCATGATCATACATCCAAATATCGTCAAATACGAATACAGTTCCTACAACAGATCGTTCAAGGAAAAAGTTAATTTCGTTTTCAATAACTTCATTGATATGCGGACCATCAAAAAACACGAAGGCGTAATCATTTACGAGCTGCTTAAAGCTGTTGTAAACAGGAACACCATCAGAATAACGTTTGAAAAACTCAGTATCTTCTAAACAAAAGAACGTGAAGTCAAACCCACGATTAAAAGCATAATAATACAAAGAAGGAATAATACGGTTGCGCATATCATTGTTGTAGTCATGTTTAATGTTGCTAGAAATATCCGGCGAGTTTGGATCTCCTTGCAACTCAACCTTATAACCAAAGGTAGTCATCGCCTTATTAGTTTCAGGATAATCAATGTTACCATAAGGATCGATACAAAACATAGCTCGATTCGTATCAGAATTTTCAGTAAGGGCATCGATAATCAACTTAGCTGATCCACCACGCCTTGTACCAATTTCAACTACTGCACCAGGAACACCACGAATGTTTTTTGCGGCGTTGAAAAGAATTTCATATTCTTGCGAGTCAGTATCAAATACTTCCTCGTCATTAAATCTAATAATACCCATTAGTAATACTCCACAATTTCATCAGCAATACCAAACTTAACAGCTTCTTTAGCGGTTAACCATACATCTTCCGGAGGTAAAAGGTACTTGCGAACATCTTTTTCGCTTAACCCAGTACATTTCTTATAGTGATCTACCATTCGGGTAGTCGTATTTTCGAATTCTTTAACACGAGACATAAGTTCATGTTCTTTGCCCCATGATCCCCAACTATATTGGTGAGATAAAATCGCAGTGTTGCGAGTAATATATCTCTTACCTTTTTCACCTGCGATAAAAGTAAGCAACCCACAACTACCAATCTCGCCTAAACCATATGTATAAACTGGAATGCGCGAGCCCTTGATTGTATCAATAAGTGCAAAAGCTGATGCTACTTCACCTCCTGGTGAGTTGATCAAAAGCTTCATAAATTTTGGTCGATCTTTCTTCATTAAATTACGTTCAATGATAAACTTCATCACATCGCCAGTACTTGATGGCGTAAAATCTGAATTAAACAGGTAATAATGATGATCTTCGATAGAAGGTACATTAGGTGATTTGTCGTCTTTATCCGACATTAAAATTTCTCCAATTTTCAATAGGTTGTAGTCCTAAATATTTTGATGTTTTTTCTCTATAAGTTAAGATGATATCCGAAGCTATACAAACACGTGCAGACATTAAATCGTCAGTTGATTTAAAACCAAATTCAGGAGAAGAGTTCCCAACGGTTTCGTGTTCTAAATGAGAAGGAAATATGAATATTGTACCTTCTTGTGGTGTGAACTGCCAGCTATAGGAATTTAGCAAGTTCCAATTACCATTAAGGTTGTTCTTAATACAACCATCAAAGGGGTCGTTTCTATTTTTTTCAGGAACGAATCTTATCGGATTTTCTTTACCAGTAGGTATGTTAACATAATACACTATTGAAAGATGAGCATCTCTGTGAGAATGCAAAGGAGTTTGTCTATTTTTAAGAATATTAAACCAAGATTTTACAAAATTAACTTGAAAAGCTTCTTGATCTAAGTTTAAAGTTTTAAGATATTCAAAGCAACAATTATTCATAAATTGATAGAGCTCTTTAAAAGAAGGCTCTAAATGAATGTCAACGTGGCCAGTAGATTCGTTACTGAAACCATTCTCACTCATATATTTAGGAATATTTTTAAAGACCACATTTTTCATATTTTCTTGATTAGGATAGTGGAACTCACCAACCAAGGTAGGAAATAATGTATGAGTTATCATTCCTGTTCTTTCAAATTTATTTACAAAAACGGTAGGGGACTTATCCCCTACCAGAATCAAAAGGTATCAACGCTGGATCTCTATGCGCAGCTTAGTTTTACCTTTTTGTTTAAATCCTAACCTCTCAGCAACACCACGAGCTACATCTAACTCAGTGCCAGGAATAAAGGGACCACGGTCATTAACACGAACATATGCTATTTTACCGTTGTCGAGGTTAGTTAGTCTTAGACGAGTGCCAAATGGCAAAGTCCTATGCGCAACCGTATCCCCATTAGGGTTAAACCTCTCTCCGTTCGCAGTGCGAGTACCATGATGATACCAAGAAGTAGTTGCATGAGGTTTGTATGTAGTGAAGCTAGAAGCTTCGGAAGTTGTTTGGCAGCCGCCAAGTAAAGCTGCAGCCAAACATATCATTGTTATTTTTCTCATTGTTACCCTTTGAGTTGGTGCACGGTGTGGGACTCGAACCCACTGTCATACCGTTATGAGCGGCAGGCATATACCACTTATGCTTCCCGTGCTTGTGGGATGATCTAAACATCTAGATCAATATAACAAAGCTCATCAAGACAGATAAACCTTGTTCCGCCGAACACCACGTCGACGTTCTGATGCCAATGACCGAAAATCCATATTTCGGGTCGGCAGTCCTCAAGAATCACATCAAGAGCTTGTTGTGTACAAGTTCTGATAGGTTCTTTATTGAACAAGTGAGGTACAACTGAAAGGGGACAGTCGTGACTCACAATAATCTTAGGTTGAATGGTACAAGCAGTATCAATCACAACCTGAAACTCAGATATACTTAGTTGTTCATCAGACCACCAATTCAATCCTTCTGTACGGTAATCACGGTCAATTGACCATGCGCCACCAACGAAAAGGATATCATTTTCAACTTTTCCATCAGGAATCCATTGAGTGTGGTTTCTACAAGTGTTAGGATTGTCATGGTTTCCACGAATAAAACGATGATTACCAGCAACCATTGCATCGTAAGGAGGATTTGCTAGTGCACGGCGACCAGTGTGGTAATCTTCAACGAAAAAACCAACACCCATATCACCGACTTGAACAGAACCCTCACAGTTTTCTATGATTTTTTTATATCGGTCATACTTACCATGAACATCACCGATGAAGCGCATAACTATTCTTTCTTTTCACCAATCAACTGAATGAGAGAAACAAAAATATTTATAAAGTTAAGGTAGAGATTCAACGCTCCAACAACACCAGCCTTTTTTTGTTCCTCACCAGTTGTTTCGTCAAACACTGTCTTAAGTTGTTGGGTGTCATAGGCTGTCAAACCAGTAAATATCAGAACAGCTAGAATACTAACAATGAATGTTAGAACAGAGCTAGCCAAAAAGATATTTACAACGCTTGCGATAACCAAGCCAATTACACCCATTATAAGGAAAGACCCCATAGAAGTCAAATCCTTTTTGGTAGTATATCCGTATAATGACGCCGAACCGAAAGTTGCTGCAGTAATAAAAAATACCTGAGCGATACTACCAAGCTTATAGATGATAAAGATAGAACTTAGACTAATACCCATCGCTGCAGCGAAAGCAAGCAAAAAATACACAGCAGCTGTAGAACTGATTTTATCAATCATAAACATGAAAGCAAGAGACATACCTAGCGGTGCAAAAATAGCAACCCACTTAAGTGGCGTTCCCCAAATAAGAGCCGTTGCTGCTGGGCTCATAGAAACGCCCAGAGCAAACAACCCACTAATAGCAAGAGCAAAGGTCATATAATTAAAAACCTGCAACATAAAGTTACGAAGCCCTTCATCATATAATACTTGATCTAAAGAATTATATTTTACATTTTCATTAGTATACATAATATACTCCTATCAATTAGACTAGAATTTCTTTCAGACGATCAGCAGCGTATGATGCAGAGAATGCTTCAGGCTTTACCTTTGGTGCAAATCCACACATACCACGAATGTATCCAGTTGCCTGCTGAATAACGCAAGAGCTACCATGCATTTCATCTGGGTTAATGTCAAGATGAACTTCACAATGACGATCACCAATAACATCAATCAAATCAAGATACATTTGAGCCGCACGATAAACTTCGTTCATCAAGCGAGTTGCCGGACGATCATGACGCTTATCATAATCACGTTCTGTGCTTACTTGTCCGAATACTTTACATCCACGACTTGAATCCATATGAATAACAATAGCCACAGTGTAATCAGCGTACCAGAAGTTATCGCGACCACGGTAGCGTTCACTATCTGCTCCAATATAGATGGAGGTGGCATCTGAAGTGTTACGGATAAACTCTTTAACTTTATCGATGTTAAATTCTTTCATAGATCACCTGTTTGAATAAATGGAGCGGGCAGTCGGGATCGAACCGACGACAGACAGTTTGGAAAACTGTAACTCTACCTCTGAGCTATACCCGCTTAACTATTTAACTTTTGCCATTCTAAGTTGTCATCAGTAAGAGATTTGAATCCAACTTGTTGAGATCTGCTACCTGCAACCTTTTTCGGTAAAGGAATACCACGCTCATGTAAGTAAACTTTCAAAGGCGCTTTAGATGTCGAGTTTTTCAATATATGAGTTATATTTAACCATTCCTGCACTAATTTTTTATCAAGGAAAACGTTTCTTAACTCTTGACCATAATGTAAACATATCAATTCTTTTTTATCAATAATTTTTCTAATTTGACCATTGTAAAAATGACGCCATGGAAATACTGATTCTAAATAATTTGGCCACCAATTCCTAATTTCACCAGTCTCACGTTTGTTCAGATAGTTATTTAGCACTTCATCAACACCATTTCCCTGTATTATTATACGGTTTTTTATGTGTTGACTGAGTTGAACAAGAGGACTGTTAGCTAACCCTAACTGTACAAATCTATCTTCGTGATCAATATCAATTGGTTTATTAATAGATCGAAATGAAAAATTACAATATCGTTTAACAGCCTCAATAGTATTGAAATCTTCAGCGCCTGTAAAATCTAAATTGATCATAGGTAATGGTTTAATATGATCAGAAAGACAAACTGCAATGCAAGCACTATCAATACCACCACTGAAACATAACATAGCTTCACTATTGTATCGTTTTAATACTGCTTCTTCAAAAGCTTTATGAAAATCTTTGAAGTTTGTTTTATATTGAAGCAGACTCCATTTATGTAATTCTGAATTTACTAAAGTCAGCTGTTTTAATGTTAGATCAAACATATAATGACTGTTAGGACGTAGTCTAATTAACTCACCTTTACCATAGAAGTCTGTAGCTAAAAATCTACCAGGAACTTCGACTCTGGGAAACGTACCGAAGTAAAAATAATCATCCCATTTATCAAACCATGCTTGACGAGTCGACCATGGATCAGTATAGAAATTGATTACATTTTGCTTCGTATCATATACAGCGATCAAAAACTCACCATCGAGATAGTTGGTAAACTGATCGCCATACTGATTGTACATCTCAATAACATGATAGATATCGCTAGGATATTTTCTATCATAGTCATATATCTCGCCCATCAATAAAAAGTATTTACTATCGTTTAGGATAGGCTGAGGAGTAAACTCTCCAGTAATACTTAAAAGATGATGGGTGAGATATAATCCGTTAACTTCTAATGTTTTTGATGCATCAGGACCGCCCAATTTAAGATATTGGTCGACATCAAGAGCATCAGGAAAATTGGTTATTTTAAATGTACACATAAGAAACGAGGAGACGGGCCAACAAGCCCTACCTCCTCTTATGTCAGATCGCGTAACGGTCCGACATAATTGTTTTCATCATGATACCTTCAGGAGTGAACTGATCCATATCCGCAGACAGGACAGACTTCACGATAGAAGGCGAGAAGCCAGACACAAGTGCTACACCAGAAGCATCGTGCTTAACAGGAACGTTGTCCGCAGCATTGATGTTCCAGAATACAATAGCAGGAGCCTTGTAACCAGCAACCTCATACTTATGACGAATCATTTCCATCGCTGAATGATCCATACGAGTGCACTGATTAAACTGCATATCCGAAAGGATCAACAGCATGTCAGGCATTTCCTCTTGAGGAACTCCACCCCTCACAGCAACAGCAAGAATCTTGTCCATTGCCTTGTGAAGATCAGTGCTCATTTGCCAATCAGATGTGTTCATCTGCTTGATTTTTTGAACGATATCGCCCTTGAGGTTCAGCAACTGAGGATTGTTAGAGAAAGTCAAGAACGTATCCTTGAACTTACCCTTGTTCTTGTCTGCAAGATACAGACCAAGGGACACAGCAACATCCAGGCAAGTCGTTACCGACTTTGAACCAACACCACCAGCAGGACAGGACATAGAACCTGAAACGTCAACCAGAGGCAAAATGTTCGCATCACCCACAAAGTTCGGCAGAGCCTCCCATTGTGCAGTAATATGATCAAGATTGCTCTTATCATACCTTGCACTATAACCGATAGAGATCAAACCCTTCAGAACATCGTAAGGATATACTGCACCAGCATTAACCTTCACAGTCTCCTTAACCTTGGGATCAGTCGAAACAAGCTTTGCAGTCCACTCCTTATACTTTTCAGTATGACGAGCAAATGCCTTCTTGTATCGAGCAGATGCAACAGAAGGAACATGGTTGAAGTTGATTTCATCCCATTCCTTAGCACACATCTGCTGCTCGACAACCTTAGTCAAGTCAACCAAGGTCTTACGATAACGCTTAGGCGACCAACCAAGGAATGAACGAAGACGAGCCGCCTGTTCACCCTTACGAGGCATCCACTTGGCACAAAGACCATTCTTAGCATCAAGAGCATCCTTGATCAAGGTAAACGCAACAGCTTCCGCTGCTGAATCCTTATCAAAGATCAAGAGATCATCCCAACGACCAAGTTCAGGCACCTTGCGGATCATAGCAATTGCACGATCAGAGTCAGTCTTGTTTAACTCAAGAACAATATCACGGAACAGCTTACGCTCACCAGCACCACCACGAGCATCACGAACCCAAAGGGCGATACGAGACGCTATATCACGGTCCTGCACATAAGCAGCAGTGAAGTCAGGAACAATGTTCTTACCACGAGATGCACCAATCTTGAAGAACAGATCAACGCAAGCATTCGAAGTAGAGGCGCGAGCCTTCATGCCATTGACAGTACGGGCTTCTTGGTTACGAACAGCATTAGCAAAAGTAGACATATTCACTTCTCCATTTTAACAGATTGAACTTTTGGTTACATTTCAAGTGTAATTTTTTATGCGGTAGTCAATCTAAAGTTGACGGGATAATTTTGTCCGCTAAGACATTAATGCAAAATATTAGCGTATTTGGTTGCTGAACTTATCCCTAAACTCTATATTCTTATATTACTCTATCTTGAAAAAAATGTCAAGAATTATTTTCAACAGGATGGCATTTTGTGCTCCAATAGCAATTTGCCGAAGCGGCAGATTTAGGGATCGAACCTAATAAAATGTTTTGCTGTAACCATCCTAAAACTTAACAGGTTCACATTTGCTTAGCGTGCTACTATTACACCACAGTCCCATAAAGTTGGTGGAACCGCCCGGAATTGCACCGAGACCTCTCCTTTATAGAGGAGTTGCATTTGATGCGGGAGTGAACCTAAAACTCTTAGATCGTTACCTTAGTAAGTGCAGTATCGATCTTGAAAACTCTATTACGCTGAAGCGAAGACTTACGATACCTCACGCTTGGTACGAGATTGTAACGACGACCAGTTTTTTCATAAATTGACTTCCATGTTACACGGTCGTATCCCTTATACACGGTTTCTTCGTGTTCGCCGTCTTCAGCGAAAACACGCTCGTTCCACTTTACAGGAATTTGACCAACACGAGTTCCAACAACCTTATCGTTGGTAGGACTACGATACACGCCTTCAAAAGAACCTTCGAAAACACTAACCGAATGACCATATCCAGTCGTAACAGCTACAACCTTATCTCCAGGATGGAGAGTCTGACCAATAGAATTGGTGAAAGGTTCAGCAGTAAAAGTATTTACACGTTCGCGAGCCATTATATTTCTCCATAACAAGATAAGATTAACAGGATACACTAAGTGCCGAATTGAACGGCTCCGTCTGATTAAAAGTCAGATGCTCTACCATTGAGCTAAGAGGTTTGCTGAAGGCATCCTAAAACTTAACAGGCTATACATTTACGTGCTCTGCCAACTGAGCTACACCCCGCTTTTGGCGAGATGACAGGACTCGAACCTGCGACCACGGCTTTACAAGAGCTTTTTATTATGCTGTAGATAGCCTAAAACTTAACAGGGTAGTTGGATCGTCATCTTTTATAGTTTATCGAGTTGGACTTTTTTACCCTTCCTCGGCTATCATGGCGAACCACGACGTAGCTGTAAAGGTACGATCAACCACTCTATTCTGGTAAGGCTCCAGACAACCTGTTAGCATACCCGAAGGTTTCTAACGGAGAGAAAAATCCCGAAGGACATCTCGTTGCTAATGTTTTTAATGCTGTATCTACCCTAGATACTAACGGGATCATTTTGCTTTTTCCAAATAAAAGTGCCTCGCGGCGGTAAGTGCTGAACTGATCCCTAAACTCAAACTATTTATACAGTATACTGTATATTATTAATTTAGTCAAGCACTAAATTACCGCTTGCCCTTCTTTTTTCCCTTCAAACGACGCTGTTTACGCTTTTTAGATCCAACCTTACGGCGACCTGTTCGGGGACGATTTTTATGTGGATGTGGCATATTTAATCCTTATGAAATTTCAATTTTCCAAACATATCTTTAGCAGCTTCTTCGCCGAAAAGATTCACAATAATGTTCTTACCAGTCGTAACATATAAACTCGCGAGCATAGTAAGATCATCTTTATTATCTGTAAACATAATCTGTTTTTCGATGTTCCGCTGGAACTGATTCATTCTCATGTTCTTATATTTTCTATCTGAGATGCGTCTTTCCATCAAAACTCCAAATACTAATTAGTTGGTAGGCACGGTCGGACTCGAACCGACAGCGGGAGGCATTTTAAGTGCCATGCGTTTACCTATTTCGCCACGTGCCCAAGTAGTCTAGAAGCTCTAACGTAATTACCTCCTCTGGGAGACAACCCTACTTCAATCAATGCTTGCCTTATATTACTATTATTCTTTAAAGAAGTCAATAGGGTTTCGTCGGAAACTTTCTTTTTTCCTGAATTTTTATTTTTACCACAGTATGTATCCGTAATGCTGTGACAGTTTGGACATAAGAGTGTAAGATTGTCGATAGAGTTATTGAAAGAATCACCATCTATGTGTTCAAGATGTAATGATAGTTTCTTCCCTCTCCACTCATCTAAACCACAATCTCCACAAACAAATTTTCTTCCGGAAGTTTTAAGTATTTTCTTAAGAGCTCCGTTAGCAAGATGTTTATATTTACCATTCTCATATCTTTCTAGAGCTTGTTTCTTTACAGCATCTACAGATTTTTTTCTATGTTCGTCAGTCCACATACGTAACTCCTTTTAGAGTTATTTATATGAGACGAAGACTTAAAACTTAAAACAATCAATCACTTTTTAAGAAAAGATAGGTGTTTCTTGTGAATTCTACAACTGATCCAAGAATTATAATACTCTTCTGACTCTAGAACGTTACGCTCGAATTGTAATTTAGCTTCGAAGTAACCAAACTCGGCTTTGGTCTTACACAGTCTTAATATGTTTCTTCTAAAGTTCCCTTCGCCGTGTAAAGCAACATCGGTTTTGAGTTCTTCGTTAGATCCATAATAACTGAGCCAGTCTGATTCGACTTTGAACTTTTTCTTTTTACCTTTGACTTGTTTGGTCCTAGAAAAGTAAAAGTTCTTTTTCCCAATGTATTTTCGGTTATTGGATAAATTCGTAATCTCGTATACGAATCCAATATATTCACCGATTTCACTGTAGGGACTGTCATTATAAAACCATGTCATAGGGGAACTCCTCATTCCCCATATTTAGCACTCAGCAACCACGATCGGTAGAATCATCATCCCAATCAGAATCATCTAAGTTCTTATCATCATACTCGAGTTTACTTCCACAAAATGGACAAAACTCTGGCGTCCCTACAAAATCATAATCTAAATTAAAATCTGCGTCACAGTCTTCGCAAACGAATTCTTTTTCATCCATCATAGACTAAACCCCTTAAATGTGTCGCCATTGACATCTTTCTTTACACCACCATTTATATAGCTGGTAATTTCGGTTTCTTGTGGAGCTACCTGAACTTCAGAACCTGAAATCCACTTTTGAGTCCACGGCAGAGGATTGCTACCACCCTTATAAGGAGAGGGCAAATTAACAGCGGTCATTCGTTTGTGTGCGATCCACTCAACGTATTCTGAAAGTAATGCTTCGTTAAGACCAACCATCGACCCGTCTCGAAATAAATAACTTGCCCATGCTTTTTCTTGATTAACAGCATCGACGAAAAGTTTAACACATTCTTCTTTTGTTTCTTCTGCAATTCGGGCGAAATCTTCATCTTCTTTAGATAACGCTTTGAGTAATTGCTGTGTCCCAGCAAGGTGAAGGTTCTCGTCACGAGCGATGAATTTAATAATCTTTGCGTTGCCTTCCATTTTCTTAACTTCCGCGAAAGCCCACGAACATGCAAACGAGACATAGAAACGAACTCCCTCAAGAATATTTACTGACATAAGAGCAAGCCAGAGTGTTTTCTTGTGTTCATATTGACTGATACTATGAGCAGAATGACCGCTCAACATTTCATTACATCTGATCAAATCATCATAATACTTACTAATGTCACCAGCACATTCAGTAATCTCAGGAATGTCCATCAACTCATCAAAGATCTTCGATGGGTTCGGATAAATGTTTCGTATGATGTGCGTATAGCTTCTCGAGTGAATTGTCTCTGAGAATGTCCAAGTTGTAATCCATGTTTCGAGTTCAGGCAATGAACAAATAGGTCCAAATGCCATTGTTGGGGCTCGACCTTGCACAGAGTCAAGAAGGATCTGACGCTTGAGATTTGATGTAAAGATGTGTTGCTCATGTGGAGTTAAATCCTTGAAGTCTTTCGCATCCTTATAGATATCCACCTCTTCAGGACGCCAAAAGAAACCCAGCTGTTTGTCGGTAAGTTTCTCGAGCCATCCATACTTTTGTTTATCATATCTTGCAATAGTGGGTGCATCATCAAAAAACGCCTTTACCTGTGTATGATCTTTTTTGTTAGTAGAATCGAAAACTGAATAATTCATTTCTTTTCCTCTTTAATTTCGTGCATATCATATTCAAATCTATCATCGTCAGACAATATCCAACGTGGTTGGTTTTCAACAGACCAATATTCAGTTCCAATTTTTCTATCTATAACTGTTTTCCCCCATTTTGTTACAAATGAAGGTTCAAATACTTTTACTCTATTATTTGGTTGAATAGCAAAATTACCATTATCTAATTGTATCAGATGTCCACATTTATGTTGACCGGGAATTTGAGAAAATCCAACATCAAGAATATTAGTGTCAGCTTGTAACCAATCAAGAGTAAAAAGATATTTACCTTTTAATTCATTACGATTTCTATCATTATACATCATTACTTTTTCAGATAAGAAATCATATTTATTAACTGCAATATAAGGAGCAAAGGAATCCCAAAGAACTAAATTATACAATTCTTCTTGTGGGGTTCCCTCTATAGAACAAAATGCATGTATGGGCATTCTCCACCATAGTCCTCCATCCTCCATAACAAAATGAAATAAAGGAGCACGGTGTGGCACAGATGCCACACCAATTATTATACATGGTAGATAAGTATCTGTTTTTTCAAATTTATGTGGTCTATTTTGTAAAAAGTTAGACCTTACATAACATTCTATTGGTGGAATATTTGCATTTATGAAACTCATATTTTACAACTATCACAATCATCTTCTGTAACTTCTGAAGGAGCAAGAGGAACATCTTCATATTCACCTGCGCCATCATTGGTGTTGAAATAATACAACTGTTTACCACCATACTTATAAAACATAAGAAGATGACCAATCATTTCACTCATGGGTATCTTTTCTTCCTCATAGAACTTCGGGTTGTACGAGGTGTTAACACTGATCCCCTGATCGATAAACTTTTGGAGGACAGAAACGATTTTGATATAACCTTCCGGCGACTTTTGGTCCCAAAGCAAGTCATACTTATTTTTGAGCTTGCGAACTTCAGGAACCACTTGTTTAAGAACTCCATCTTTGCTCTGCTTAACGGATACCAGCGAACGAGGTGGTTCAATTCCATTTGTTGCATTTGAAATCTGAGCTGATGTTTCTGATGGCATAAGAGCCATGAGTGTAGAGTTCCTAATACCGAACTTGAGTGCGTCTGCTCGAAGAGCATCCCAATCAAATCGATATGTTGGTGACGCCAGTTCGTCCACTTCTTTTTTGTAAGTGTCGATCGGGAAGATACCTTGACCATACTTAGTTTCTCCGCTCTTAGGGCATGCGCCTTTTTCTTTGGCAAGATCAATAGAAGCCTTGATCAAATAGTAAGACCAACCCTCTACATAACCATGAAGTCTATTCAAACCATCATGATCTATATGTTGATAAGAAGTATCATTACGAGCCAGCCAGTAAGCAAGATTAATAATCCCAACCCCAAGAGGGCGTCTTGCCATCGTGGAATTTCTTGCCGCAGCCACTGGATAATCCTGATAATCAAGCAACTCATCAAGAGCACGAACAGCAAGAGTGCAAGGACGTTCAAAATCAGAAGGATCACGAATTTTACCCCAGTTGATAGCAGCTAGTGTGCAAAGACTAATTTCACCATCAGGATCCTTAATGTCATTCAGAGGTTTTGTCGGCAAAGTAATTTCGCAACATAAATTACTCATACGAATAGGAGCTAAATCTTTGATAAATGAGCCATGATCGTTGGCGTGGTCAACATTCTGCAGATAGATACGTCCAGTGTCTTTGCGCTCTTGCATAAAGGATGAGAAGAGATCAATTGCAGGAATTGACTTCTTTCTGATTTTTGAAGTTCGCTCGTACTTTTCGTAAAGTTCTCGGAATTTTTCTGTGTCGATAAAGAATGCGTCAAATAGATCAGGGACATCACTAGGGCTAAAAAGAGTAATGTTCCCACCAGTAAGAAGTCTTTCATACATCACCTTGTTAAATTGTACACCGTAATCAAGACCACGGATACGATTGTCTTCTGTACCCTTATTATTTTTCAGTACTAGAAGATCTTCTACTTCCAAGTGCCAGATAGGATAATAAAGAGTTGCTGCACCGCCTCGGACACCGCCTTGTGAGCATGACTTAACCGCTGACTGGAAGTGCTTGTAAAAGGGAATAACACCAGTATGCGAAGCATCGCCATTACGAATAGGAGACCCGAGAGCACGAATGCGACCAGCACCAATACCAATACCAGCCTTTTGAGAAACATACTTGATGATGCTAGAAGATGTAGCATTAATTGAGTCAAGGCTGTCATCTGTTTCGATAAGAACGCACGAACTGAATTGCTTTTGAGGCGAGCGGAGACCTGCCATAATAGGAGTCGGCAACGATATTTCAAAATTACTTGTCGCATCGTAAAAATCCTTAACCCATTGAAGACGAGTTTCCTTGGGGTAATTACGGAAAAGAACCATAGCCACAAGCATGTAAACCATCTGCGGCGTTTCAAAAATTTTACCCGTTACACGGTTACGGATCAGATACTTACCACGGAACTGTTCCATACCAACATAAGCAATTTTGTAATCGCGTTCGTGATCGATAAACATATTCAGCTGATCGACTTCATACATCGTATACCAGTTACGAATGTCAGGATCATAATAGCCCTGGGCAATCACATTATCGATATGATTAGCAAGATGAGGAATTTCATACTCTCCGTAAACCTGCTTACGAAGGTGATAGTTAATCAAACGCCCAGCAACATACTGATAACCAGGAGTGTCCACAGAAATAAGATCAGCAGAAGCCTTAATAAGTGTTTCTTGAATATCACTCGTCT